GCAGTTCAACGGCTTTAACATCATTGCAGCGGCAGACGTTCTGCTGACAAACTGCACCGGTGCATGTACTGGCGTCGTTGGATTGACTGGTGACCTGACGCCGACGCCGTTCGACGTACCGGGTGAGACACCCATTCCCGGTGCGGTGTGGTTGTTTGGCGGTGGACTTGGTCTGCTCAGCATGTTCGGGCGGCGCAAGAAGAAAGCCCCACAGGCTTGGTCGAAGTATCCTGAGGCAGCGTAAATGATAAACTCGGCGCGGTGTAAACAGCCGTGCCGAGACTTACCCGGCAATGGACCACTGAGGCGAGCCACCGGTTTAAGTAGCTCTCTTGGTTTCAGAGAGTCGCCCACGAGTGATCTTGGGCGTTCCGGTGGCTCACCTGAATTGTCCGACTAGACGTTGATGGCTGACAAATGACACCCAAACAGATTCAAAAGCACTGCGACAAGGCGCGTGAGTTCTACGCGGAGAAGCCGGGGCTAAGCGGCGTGATGACGATTGATGACCTCTATACGGCCATAGGTCGCTTGGCAGAATGTGTGGAGTGGCAGCGCAATGAAATCGAACGGTTGCGAGATATGGCTGAACTGTGATGGACTGGTGGATTTTTCGTATTGGTGCGGTGGCGATAGGAACAGGAATAGCAACATGCCCATTATGGATGATAGCGAGCTTGCGCGGTATTTGCACCTGACGCCCGATGAGGCGGCAAAGGTCATTCCGAAGCTGACGCCAGAACAGCGAGCGGCCTACATGCGGCTTGGAAAATTCGGGGACGACTGGAACTTGTACGCCGCTGGCTTCGGGCCGTGCCCTACGGGGGCGCTGGTCGATACCGAGCGCGGCACCAAGAAACGACGCGCTTGGAGATAATGGCTAGTATGGAGACGACAGATGGATTTTAGGAAGGAACTAGAGCAAGTCATCAACCGCCACAGCAAGGAGAATGGGTCAAACACGCCTGACTTTATTCTTGCTGTCTATCTGGTGTCATGCCTACGGGCATTCGATGACGCCGTGAATTTCCGGGAGAGTTGGTATGGCAGACAAAACGATGAAACGAGGGACAGACTGATCGGCGGCATTACAGACGAAAATCGTCACCCCGAGCAGTAACGTGTCGTTAACAATCTACAGGAGGCCATGATGGCGCGAGGATCAACGCAAAGCTGGTACACAAATTCTCCCGATGACGACCATCCCTACGATAGTGACTGCGAGGATCAGGGCATGATGCCAACTGATACGTGCGTCAAACACGGATGTAAGAATGCCATCCTCGTAAACCGTGGCGCCTATTGGTGCTGCCCATGCTGCGGAAGCTCATACGGGACAGACGCGCGCTAATCGGAAGGAAACGTCATGCAGCACGATTGTCACGTTCGAGCTTGGCGACGATACTGGAAGCGCAGATACGAAATAGATGAAATCAACTTTCGTTGCGCTTATTTCGACCTAGAGACTTAATGGTTTCCGCGCCACCTGATGCCACAACGTCATCTTGGCGCAAAAGCCCGTTGCCCGGTGCGGGTGGGAAAAACACCGGGCGCTTTCTAGAAAGAGAGAACCGTGTTGACCCAAGCACAGCTTAAGGAAGTTCTTCAATACGATCCAGACACAGGCGAGTTTGTCTGGCTTAAGCAACGTGGTTGGCGCTCTGATTTGATTGGTAAACGTGCTGGTAAAACACAGAACAAAGGTTATCGAGCCATAAGAATTTACGGTGAAGATTATTTGGCTCATCGGTTAGCGTGGCTATACATGAAGGGGTATTTTCCTAAAGGAGATTTGGATCATAAAAATAGAAACAAAACTGACAATCGTATTTCTAATTTACGGTTGGCTACACGCAGCCAAAACCTCGCTAATTCTAAGAGGCGATCTAGCGTGTTGAAGGGTGCTTTTTGGGATAAGCGACAAAAAAGGTGGTTCAGTTCGATTGGCCACAAATACAGGTCGATCTATTTGGGTACCTTTCCAACAGCAAAGGAGGCACACGCCGCATACTGCAAGGCGGCAAATGAACTACACGGAGACTTTTTCTATATAGGAAAGGAATAACTATGCGAAGAACTTTACTTGCTGCCGCTGCCGTGCTGGCTCTCTCAGCCAGCGCGATGGCGGATACCGTTTCCAACTTGGGGACCAACCCCACGTCTGGAGCCGGTGCTTTCTCCAACACCGATCCCGGTACTGGACTTGGTGGGTCTGGGTTGTTTGCTGACACCTACAATTTCGATCTTGTCGGCAGTCAAATCCTGACCATTGCGTTCGCCGTTAACACGTTCGCTAACGGTGCTCCGCAATTCATCACCAACTTCACCGGCACGGTGTTCAATGATGGGCCAAACAATGTACCGGGAGGCGGCGATGACTTCGCCGTGCTCGGTCCAGAACTTGCGGTGGCCTGTATCGGCATTCCGAGTTGCCAAGTCTTTGGCGGCTCGGCACTGCTTCCCGGTGGCAGCTACTATCTGCTAATCACCGGCAACGCGGCAGTCGATGCCGGTTATGGCGGCAACCTCAGTACCGCAGAAACGCCACTGCCTGCAGCCGTATGGTTGTTTGGCAGTGCGCTTGGCCTCGGCGGTCTGCTGATGCGTCGTCGCAAGCAGAAAGCGTAATCACGGCCCCGGCGCGATCATTGTGGCAAATCGCGCCGGGTTGAAATCTAATATTGCACTTGCAATTTTCTTGGCTGGTGTTTGCATAAATCTATGCTGGATTTGTATGATAATATTATCACTGCTTTCCTTGCTATCACAGTTATGACAATTGGGATGCGTTTGATATATGGCTACTGGCCATGGCAGAAACGACCAATCGCTGTGCCAAAAGAAAAAATAGCCGACCTAAAGCAAGACGTTGAGAAGGTATTCAGGGAGCAGCTTCCACCATTTTCAGAAGCTGATATGATCAATGAAAAGAAACCACAGCCAGATAGCGAAGAAGGCGTGGCGAACCCGCAAGCTGATGAAAAAGACACGCCCAATTCATGACCGCGTTTACGCACAGGGATATGAGCTGATGGCGTTGCGCGCCAAGCGCCGCACATACATGCAGCACGTCCTGCCTTGCCCGGACTATGGAAAAAAATAGACCGCTGCGGAGGGTGCCACAGCGGTCCAAGTCTTGAGGAAAGAAGGGAGGGGGTTGCTCTCCCTTTGTCGGTGCCAAAAGCCGACTGCGTAAAGGCTCAGCAGCAGTTGCCGTAGCCGGAAAACATCACGCCAAGAACGATGACGAGAATCATTCCGACCACGAGCAAGATGATCTGCGCGTAGCCCAATCTGATCATTTTTTCTTGGATGGTGTTACGTGCGCACCGGTCGGGACCGCAATAACGATCCATCCGGTTGTTGCCGTCCATCCAACTTTTACTTCCCACTTCACATCAGGTGATGTTGGCGGCACCGGCATCGCTATTGGCGGTGTCGGGCGTGGATCGTTCGGACCCCAGATATAAAGCGGAGGCAACCAACCGCCGCTGTCCGGTGGCAACACGATCGGATGCTCCGGGTGTGGTTGCGGTGCTGGTAGACCTTGATCTGGATGCGTGTCCGGCACACCATATTCAGGGTCAACGGGAGCGCCGGGAGGCAACGGATAAAAGATCGGATGCTCAGGATGCGGAATATCACCGGGCAGGGTGTGGTCTGGATGCGCATCGCTGGGCGCTTCAACTGGAGAGATGACGGCTAGAAAAGGTTTCATGACGTGACTTCCTTTCATCTTGTTAAGAGACAGGTTCCGTAATAGCACTCAGGGTTGTCGCGATAGCTTTGCATATAGCCTCAAATTGCGCATTGTAAACAGCGGCATCCGCGCTGCTGTCAACAAAACAGACTTCGATCAAGACCGATGGCATCGTTGTCTGATTAAGGAAGAACAGATCAGTGCGCTTCTTGGCTCCGCGATTGATGAAGCCGCAAGCCGCAACTGCTTTGGCAATGTGTTCGGCTAGCGTGTTTTGCGTAACATAGAGACACTCGGTGCCCATCGGTGAGGTGGTTTCAACATAGGCATTGAAATGCACGCTTACGTCCAAGTCACGCTCTTCTGAATTATGAAAATCAACAATGGTATTGAGGTTCTCATTCTGGCTTCTGCTTACATCATCATGAAACGTTATCACCTCAATGCCTCTGCTGCGCAATTCCTCGGCCACGCCCTCCACTACATCGCGTGCTTCAGTTACTTCATCCAGAATGCCAACTGCACCGCGCACATACAGCCCATGCCCGCTTGATATAACAATCCGTTCTCCGCTTACTGCCACGCTGCCACGTGACGTATATGGAAAAATGATCTCTACTTCGTCATCAGTTTCAATCCCCAGCGCTTCCATTGCTCCGGGACTCAGATCGGCAACCCGATTAGTATCAATGTGTGGACCCCAATCGGCAGGATAAACCTTGATTGACTTGCCGGTCTTTGTAGAGCGCACCAGCGCCATTTCCTCAAGCAGCATGGACGCTGGCGTAACATCATAGTCCCATCGGCAGGCAACATATGGCACTTCAGGATTCAAGCGACGTGCTAATCCACTTGTGCCTTCAGGTTGATAACTTAAAAATAAATGCGGAGCTGTTTCAATATCATAGATGAATGCCAAGCCTTCACTCGGGGCAACGCCTTCGTCGTTTGGTCCACCAAACCAAGAGCATTTGCCTTTGAGGTTCACTGATAGCTCCCCATCATTGACCTTGTGATCGGGTCATAGCTGCTGCCGCGCGGCGGTCCCTGCCGACAGTCGCGAATGTCCGTGACCAGCTTGCTGATCAATTCGAGTTGCGCCGTATTGCGCTCCTTGGCATTGCTGGCAACCTCGCCGAGAATGTAAGCGGCAAAACCGAGGAAGCCCACGTTGACGATCAGCAGCGCGATTGCCAATGGCGTGGACTTCATCGCCTCGATCGCCGAGCCTGCAACCTTGCCTGTCGTTTCAAGCGGCATGGTGTCACCTCATGGTTGCCACCGCACGACGATCAGGCCGGTACGACCGACGCCGACAACAGAATCACCGCCACCGCCGCCACCGCCACCGTAATAACCGCCCGCCCCGCCACCCGTCATCCAACTGCCGCCGCCACCGCCACCGCTGCCCCACGACCCCATATCAATGCCATTGCCACCGGCTCCGCCATAAGCAGAAGTGTTATAGCCGCCACCACCGCCGCCGCCATTCGTACCAGCGCCGCCATTGACACCGTCAGTACCCGCCGCCCCGCCACCGCCCCAAGCGTAGCTATTGCCGCCAGCACCCGGTCCGGCACTACTGGCGTTGCCACCGCCCGCGCCACCGCCACCACCGCCACCACCGCCCTCGTGGCCCATTTGAGCATTATATGCTCCGCCCGGTCCACCGTTGCCGTATGGTCCACCAGCGCCGCCGCCGCCGCCAGTATTGCCGCTGCCTCCGTTGTATCTGATCGCACCAACACCGTTCGCGGCATTGCCGCCAGCACCCGGTACAAAATTGATTGCGCCAGTGCCACCGGGCGCGGCCTGACACAGCGTCGTTCCGCTTTGCCTCTGGAATAGTGTGTAGCCACCGGGACCATCGACGCGCACGTTGCAAACTTCGCCGGGAGTGAGCGTGACGTTACTCACTTTTGAGTACGCGCCACCGCCGCCGCCACCGCCACCGAGCGCGCCATTGCCACCGCCGCCAATGCACTCGATTGAATTATTGGCGTTGTTCCAGTTGGCCGGTACCGTCCATGAGGTCGTACTAGCCCATGCCGCTGCCTGCGCTGCTGCTGCCGCCACCGAGATGTTCGCCGAGCCGGTGATTGAACTCGTTACCGTGTCGGTCGCCGTGACGGTCGTCGTCTGCCCCGTCCTTGGCGTCATCGAAAACTGACCATAACCATTCGTGAGGACGCTGTTGGCTGGCATGTTAGCCGCGCCGTCATTGCAGGTGATACGCACAGTGCCGGAATAATTAGTAGTCGGTTTGTTTGATTCGTCAGCAGCGTGGACTTGAACATTAAATGCGGTGCCTGTCGTTCCTGAGGCCGGGACTTGGACAATCAATTTTGTTGCTGGCGCAGCAATGCCGTAGGCTTTTGTCGGAGGCGTAAAATTCGCAGTCCAGCGGGCTATGCCTTTGCTGATACGGATTTCATCAATCGTGTGTGGCCATTGCTGACCGGTGTATTCACCAATCCGCCCGACCGCGAACAAATTAGCGCTGCTGTTGATTGCACCGCTGATGGCGACATCTGCCACCACCTGTACTCCATCAAGGAACAGCTTGAGTGCATTGCCGAAACGAACAAGCGCGGCATGATGAAAGATTGAGTCCGTGACCGCAGCGCCCCCAGTCACAACGACGTTGCTCCCGCCTTGGGCGACTGTCGCATAAAGCTGGTTGGTGGCGCTCAAGCGTATGGAGAAACTGTGCGTCGTCAGCGTAGCCGCGCTGTCCATCTGCCCAAACATTGTGCGGTAGGTTCCGCCGCCAGCGCCAGCGACATTGAATTGGCACTCAAGCGTGAAGTCGCCGCTGCCCATATTGAAGTCAGCATGTGCCGGATAGGTCAGTGCGCCATTGCTGCCGATGTAAACAGAGCCTGAACCAAACTTGAAATAACCAGCCGACACCTGTGCAATGCCAACGACCCCGGCGTTGCCTCGCTGCTTTGGCGAATAGTCAGTAAAAACGGTGCTGGCGTTTACACCGTTACAGTGCAAGAGCAATACAGTGAAAGCGTCATTGCCGTTCAAATCTGGCGGCGCACCCATCAGTGCCGGTGTGATCCCCGGCAGCATCAGGCAAACCCCGCCGAGAAGGTGCAGACAAGCACGCCCATTGATGCGTTTACTGAGTATGAAATAATATCAAGTGCATTTGGCGTTGCTGTCAGGGTCGGCTTGATCCCACCGGGGAACCAATACATGTTTCCCCAAGACGTAATTGTGCGGCTTCCGGTTGCATCCTGTCGGAGATAAATAAGACCTTTCTGCCCTGCCTTGACATTGATTGGATTTGCCAGCGTTCGACCGGCGGCACCAAGCGTCCAATAAAAATCAAGGCCAAGACTAAAATCCGGCGTGACGGTTGCTGCATCATTTAGTGTTGCAGTCGCAGCCGCACTCCACGCCGCTCCCGGCGTGAGCATCTTTGTCGGCGCGGAGTTGGCGATATATTCGGCGGCAGTGGCAGCGACCGGAATTGCCGAAGCCGCTGCACGAGACGTGTCGGTTGGATGGACGTGATCCTCACGCGCATACTTGACCGCGACACCGACAGCCGCCGCACCGTCCATAATAGGATTGGCAGTCGCAGCGGTAGGAGGCGCAGGAACAGCCGCAACAGCCGCGTCAACATAATCTTTTCGCACAGCATTCGCTGCAGCAGGACCGGTTGGCAGCGACAAGTGGCCCGTCATCGTGTCGCCAGCGAGCTTTACGCCAGCGACCCATGTTGACGATAGCCGTCCGTACAGCTTGCCATCTGTCGGCGCTTCCGGCACCGGTCCCGCCGGACCCTGCGGACCTGTCGCGCCGGGATCGCCCTGCGGACCCTGCGGACCTGTTGCGCCCTGCGGTCCCTGCGGCCCCGGCACGGTGCTGTCCGCGCCAGCCGGTCCCTGCGGTCCCGCTGGACCTTCCGGTCCCGGTATCTCGCTCGCAGGTCCCGGTGCCCCCGGCATCCCCGGTACACCCGCACTGCCGCGTGGTCCCGGTATCCCTTGCGGTCCCGGTGGACCAACGTCACCTTCATCACCCTTCGGCCCCATTGGACCTTGTGCTGGCACTTCGATGACGATGACATCGTCAGGGTCAACAAATTCAGTTACCATCAGTCAGCCTCTTGCTGCCGCCATTGATAATAAGATCACGCGAAACCTCGTTCGCCCGCACCATCTCGTTACGGAAGCTTTCAACAGCCGCGCCGGTCTGCCGCTGCATCTGCGAATTTTCAATAAGCAAAAGTGGCATCCAAGCAAGCGAGCAATCCCAATGATCGACCGGCTGGTCGCTCTGCGGATGCTTGCCGAGCACATGAACCCACAGCGGGCACTTGTCGCACACGTCCGACATGGCAGCGCGATGCAGCGGACAGATCAGGTTGTCAGGTCCGCGTGGCTTCTGCACTGTCTGCGGCATCTAGAGTTTCCACTGCGATGTCAATGTAAGACTTCCACGCCGAGATATCGTCGATGGGCTGGTTCGGTTCCTTGAAGCCATCATTTGGATCGTCATCAACAAACTCAATTGCGCCACGTTGCGTCTCAGCATTCCACTGGATGACGTGGACCGCCGGATCAATGTCCGCGCAGTCAACCGGCACGGCCACGCCGTCGATGTAGACCACGTTGTCGGTACGTGAGATGGTTGCTGTTTTCATGGCTCAGTTCTTGGTGGCGATGATGAGATCGACGTAGGCGATGCGGCAATCGATGCCCGCAGCGAAGGCGGCACCGGAGCCAGCCGCGCCGATAATAGTGGTTTGATTGTACGAATAGTTCTCGGCACCGCCGTAAGTCGTGTTTGAAAACGTATCGCCAAAAGCCACAGTTGAACCATTTGACAATGGAAATTGTGCCGGAGAAGTGCTGGCGGAAACTTTCAAAAAATGATTGTGCGACGGCATGTGCGCCGTGCTGAGCGTCACGCCGTCCGTGCTGGTACGACCGAGGAAAGTCGAGAAAGGAACAGAGCCACCGGAGCCGGGAGTGCCGCTGACCACGCGCAGCACCTTGTCGTTGTGCGTCGTCTGCTTGGTCCATCCGGTCGGTGCCGCTGTTTGCTGAAACAGCATCTTGGTCCCGGCAGGAAAGCCGCTTTGAGCCGCAGCAACGGCGGCATCGACATATTTTTTCGAAGCGGCATGAAAGTCGGCGGCAGGGTCACCGGCCAGCGTCAATGCGCCGGTCATGACGTCGCCCGCCTTTGCCACCTTGCTGTTGGCGAGCGCAGTGTCGGCGCTCTGGAACGCTGTCGTTACCGCCGCATCACCGGCATCGACGTATTGCTTCGGTGCCGCGACGAGCGCGCTCCCCGGATCACCCGCGAGCGCCAACGGTCCGGTCATGGTGTCGCCAGCCGGATCGACGGCCTTCACCCATGCGGCGTCCTTCCTGCCGTAGACCTTCCCATCTGACGGACCGTCGCCAAGACCACCGGGAGGACCGGGGTCGCCCTGATCGCCCTTTGCTCCCGGCAAACCCGGAGGACCGGGTGGACCTATCTGGCCGGTTGCGCCGTGCGGCCCCGGTGTGCCCGGTGCGCCATCGTCACCGCGATCACCTTTCGGCCCCATCGGACCTTGCTCAGGAACCGAAATAATCTTGACACTGGTCATCGCGTTGGTCCAATTGCGTGTGTCAACTTGCCCCTGAAAATGTCCTCGCGCAATCCATCTGGCCGCAGCAAAATCAGACTGTGATAATAATCGCCAGCCTGCATATCAACTGTCTGCTCACGCAGGATGCGAATATTGAAGGTCGTCAATTTGCCATCGACGTCAGGCAGGAAATCAATGTCGCCGTCATCGGTGCTGAGCGACACGAACACTTCAGTGTCCTCCGGACGCTTGCGTATCATCATCATTAGGCCACAACCCGTGAAGTCAAACGGCACGCCATTAATGACCCACTGAAACGCCCGCGAAAAATCGGCGTCAGAGAACGTCATGATCTGGACTTCTGCGGCTTCTGACATGCTGCCTCACAAATTCGCGTAGTAATCTGCAAGTGGATCGGGCGCGAGTTCGCAAACCAGCCAGCGACCGTCACGCCAGACTGGCCACAGACCCTTACCGCAGCGCGGCGGCGGTGTGCATGTTGCATTGCCCGGTATCAACACGACACCAAGAGCACGCTGGTCACAGTCCGTCACATCGAGCGTCTGCTCGCCTGTGTAGGCCCCGCTTTCGTAGTCGAAGCAGAATACTTGCATGTCAACCATCCACAATCAAAGGCACGACCGGCGCATTGCGTGGCCGCGTCTCCTGTCCGACGTTGAGGTTAAGGCTGACACCCGCTGTGAACGCCTTTGGAAAGTCGCCCATTGGCGGACCGCTGTCCAAGGCGTGTGCAAGGCCGCTGACGTTCGGATTGGTGAACATGGCGGATGGCGGGGCTTTGCTTGGGTCCCAAATGATGTTGGAAACGGCCATCGAACCGGCCCCGACGATTTCACCGGTCTGCGAGTTCTGCTGCTGATACAATTGACGCCCCGGATCGACGCCGCGCGCATCATCCCAAAACCGCATGAACTCGCCGCGAAAATCCGGCAACCGGAAAGTTGTTGAGCCGTCACCATACGAGAAACTTGTCCAATACCGGTTGGCCGGGTTTGTCCAATCAGAATCAGCCGCGATACGACCGGACGCAGCAGCGAACGCATAAAGCTGCGGATGCGCCGTGCGCGGCAGGATCGCCCCGTTCAGTTTCAAAGTGCCTGGAAACGCCGCATTGCCAGCCGTCAGAATGATGCTGCCGACCGGACCCAGACCCGAGGCAGGCTTCGGTATCAGACCGAAGAACTGGAACGCACCTTGCGCGGCGGAATAGATCAGCAACATGATCTGCCCGGTCGCAGCATCTCCGCTCTGCAATGGCGCACCGTTGCCGCGCACTATCGGCACCGGAGCAAGTGCGTTTACCTTGATCTGCGAAGCCCCGGTGATGTCATTGGCAAGTCTCACTTCAATGGTAGTGCCCGCGACCAGCGCCGTGATCGCCGG